GATTCCTTTCAAGTTGTTTTGATGTTCTTTCAAATGCAATTTGTTTTTCATTTGCAACATCATAACCTTTTGCAATATCATAAATTGCTGAAGCTAATTCAATAGCTAAATTAATAGCAACAGCCATTCCAATTCCTTTCAAAGCTTTTCCAAAACCTGAAGAAGATTTTCCGGCTTCTCTTTGTGCTTTTCCTAAATTTTTAAATCCTTTTGCTGAAGTAATTAATGATTTATAAAGATCTTTGAATGATTTTATTTGCAACTGATTTAAAATCAATGTTGCTTTTGCTACTGCTTTGTAAGTGATCCAAAGCTTTAAAACTTTACCCAAAATAGAAAATATTGTCCCTAAATTTTCAGCCAAAAATTCAAATGTATTCTTCAAAGCGTTACCTATTGAAGTTGTTTCATTCATCTTCAAAATTTGTTCTTCAAAAGCGCTTCTTAATTTATCCATTGCACCGCCCAAAGTGTTCTGCATTGTGTCCGCCATTTCATCAACAACACCTTCAGCATTTTCATATTTTTTTGTCAATTTTGGAATTGTATCCAACTGATCCAATAAAACTAATAAAGAAGTTTTTGCATTTTTACCGACTTCTTCTTGCGCTCCGGCTAAATCTAATCCTTTTTCAGATAAATCTTTTAATGCTTCTGAAGTGCTTTTTCCTGTTGCATCCATTTCAGACAAGACCTGTCTTAATGAAGTACCGGCTTGACTTCCTGAAATTCCATTATTAGCCAAAACACCCAACATTGCTGAAGTTTCTTCTATTGAAACACCCGCTTTTTTTGATACAGGTGCAACATATTTCATTGCTTCAGCAAATTTTTCCATGTCTAAACCTGTTGTAACAAATGAAGCGCCCATAACATTGGCAACTCTATCAATATCTTTGGCTTCTAATCCAAACGCTCTCAAAGTAGAAGCTGAAACTTCTGATGCCCTTGCTAAATCTGTTCCTGATGCTAAAGCTAACTTTAAAACTGATTCTGTACTTTGTTCAATCTGATCCTGTGAAAATCCCAATTTCGCTAATTCAATCTGAAGATCTGCAACCTCTGAAGCTGTAAACTTTGTTGATCCTCCCAATTTTCGCTGTATCTTTTGAAGGGATTCTGTTTTTTCAGCTGTTGTTTGAAGAATTGCTGAAAGTTTTGCATTTGATTGTTCATAATTTTTTACTACTCCAATAGCATCTTTTGATATTGCACCAACACCCATTGCCAAACCAAATTGGCTTAATAAGTTTGTTAATCCACCTAATGCGCTTTTGTAATTACCAACATTCCTGAAATTATCCCCAACTGTTGAATCTAATTTTTTAAGCGCTTTATCCCCTTGCTTTGCTGATCGTGTAACCTTTTTGTATTGGTTTTCTAATTCTCTATATTGTTTCGTGTTCTTTTTGCCTGATTGCTCCAAAAGAAGCATTTCAGCACCTAATTTTTTAGATTCATTTTTTAAATCCCTTGTATTGTTTTGAAGTTTTTTATAAGCGTTTGCTTCATCATTTGCAACCTTAACAGCTTTCTGTTCTTCCTTAATTAATCTTTCTTTTTGCCTTTTAAGATCAGAATCCAATTTTATCTGTTCCCTTTGTGTTTTAATTTTTTGTTGATTAACTTTTTCCTGTTCAATTAATAATTTGCTTCTTAAGGCTTCAGCTTTGTTTAATTCTTGCTTTATTTTTGCTTGTTCTTTGCTTAATTTTGTTGCTTCTTTTGTAGCTTTTACAAACTGATTTAAACCCTTCATTTTGCTAAAATCAGCGTTTTGAATTGTGGATTTTATAGAAGTTGCTAAAATTTTAAATTCAGAATTAATTCCTTTTAATTTGGTAATTGATTCTTCAGCTGATTTAACTAAATTTTTAAATAAATCATCCTCTAAAATATCATTTCTTTTAATTTGCTTTGCCATATTCGTTCAATATTGTATAAAATTCTAAAACTGTAACTTCTTTAATTGGTAACCTATAACCAACCCATTTTGATAAATATATCAATGTTTTTTCAATTTGATTTTCTTTTTCTTCTCCTTTAATAATTTCTTTCAATCTTCTTTCTTCTATTTCAATTTTTGTTTGAAGAAATTCATCTTCCTGAAGAATATAATCCAATTCCAAAACAGCTTTTTTTTTCATTAAATTTAAAAGCTTTTTATATTCATTTGATAATCCTAATTTTTCAATGTAACTATCATAAAGTATATTATAAGCTTCAGAAAGTTCTTCTTCAGTTTCTTCTTTCTGAATATTTCCTTTTATGATATAATTTAATTTTCCTTCATTTATTTTTACCCAATTAAACAAAGGACATTCTTCAATATCATTGTAAAATTTTGATCCTGATATATTCATGTATTCTATTTATTATTTCCAACCTTAATTTTTCTTTCGATTGACTATTTAATCCAACTATTCCATTGCCATATTTTGTAAATAAATTATCTGTTGGACTTTTTTGTGCTTCTCCATCAATTTCAAAAACATCATTAAAAACTGTAACAAATAAAGATCTATAAAACTCCCCTGTATCTTCTAAAGTGTAAGGAGTGCCGGCAACCTTTTCAGGATTAATTTTTTCAGTCCATTCAGAATATAATCCAATTACATCATTATCTTCATCCAATCCTTTTTGAAGTTGATCATTTCTAATCCAATCTAAAATTTTTTTTTGTGTTTTTTGATCCATAGAATAAAACCATAGAACAGTTGAGGTTAAAAGTCTAAACCTTTTCAAAACTATTCCAATTTTTGTTTCTAACAAATCAATCATAAAACAAAGATAAAAAAAAGGGAAGCTGAATAAACAACTTCCCTTTCAAATTATAAAGATTTATTTTTATACTGTGAAAGTATAACTTCCAATATAACCATCTTTTTTCGCTGTAACAGTTAAAATTGTTCCAACAGTTTGTGTTGCGTATGTAATTGTATATTCATTACCTACTGAAGCAACAGCTGAAACTGAAACTGAAGATCCTGTTGAATCAACTGCTGAAAAATCTGCTAAAACTAAACCTTTAACCTGTAAAGGATTAACAGCTGTTCCATAGTCTAAAGTTAATTTTGCAACTAATTCATCTGTTGTATGAGAAACTTCAGAAAAATTAACATCCAACAAACCTTCCAATTCATTAAAATCAACACCTGATTCTTCCGGAGTAATTAACCATAAAGAAGCTTCATCAAACAATCTGTAAAAATCAAATGATACCATTATTTTTTGAACAGTTGTATCTGTTGAAAACATCAATTTAGCTTCAAAAGATTGATTATCAACCGGGATTGGATAAAGTTTATCCCCTTCTTTTGATCCGATTAAATTTCCGTTTACATCAATCATATAAACACCAAATTCAACACATCTATTATCGTTGATTTTACCTAATAATTGAGGTGTTTCGCTCCATAACTCCCCCGCAAAAGATCTTTTTCCCTGTCTAATGAATTGTTTTCTTCCTGAAGGCGCTTCTTCAAAAATTGAATCTGCTTTTGGAAGTTCAACATTTTCAAAGATTGGTAAAGGAAACCATCTTTTTGAAGCATCTGCTTCGTTTATTAAATCACTCCAAGTTGGTAAAGCTGTAACATCAACAAAGTTTTTTACACCTGTTCCATCTTCTAAAGCTACCATAACCATTTTAGAAGTAACGCTTTGAAGTGTTACACAATTTGGTTTACCTGTATTAGACAAACCCGCATCACATTTACATCCTAACATTTTTTATTTTGTATTAAAATTTTATAATTAAAGGGAAGCTTATAAACTCCCCTTTTTTAATTCCCTGAATCAATTAATTATGGTTTTGTTAATGCTGTAATTGATGTACTAAATGTACCCTTAACAAACGCCCCATAATGGTTTGATTTAACATAGTGAGTTGCACGAGTTTCAGCCAAAATTGTAAATAGATTTTTTGTGAAATCATCATTAACAAAACCTACCTGTATATTTAATTCTTCTCTAATTCTAAGATTTGATTTATTGAAATCCCCAACTAAAAATTCCCCTTCAGTCATTCCTGTATTTTCAATAATAGTAATTCCATTGTATCTTTTTACTCCGTTTTCATCTCGATATATCATAGGCATTGTGTATTCCCCTGAAGTTGTTTTTGTAACATCAAATTTTGCAACATCATTTGGATGCATAATGATATAATTCGGATCAAATAAAGCTGTTTTAATTTGTGCAATTGCAACTCTCAAAACATCCATTTCATTGGGATCTACAATTGAAGTCGCGAAACTTCCCGCTGTCCATGAAATAGCATTTGTTAAAATACCTACTAAATTATTCCCTGTTCCATCCCCTGAAAGAATTTGTTGATCTAATTTCAATTCGATCAATTCCATTAATTCATTATTGATTTCAGCACGAATAAAAGGAAGATCATCAATCATTTCTTTTGAAATCTTGATAAATGCTGTTATTTTTTTAGTTTCTGCACTTTTTTCAACTAAATCAAAATCAGCTTGACTTTTTGCACCACCTTCAGCTGTTACATCTGCACCACCTTCAGGATTTGATTGCTCAATATACGTTATGTATTTTGAAATTGATGTTGCTGTATTGATAAGATTCCTTAAAAAAGGTACTCTTCTTACAATTCTTGCAACTCCCTGTTCTAATTGAGATAAAGCAACAACACCACCGGAATAATTCCCTGTAATTGTCATTGTGTCAACAGCTTTAACAGATAGTTTTACCAATCCCCCTTTTTCTTTTAATTCAGATATTTTTTCAATATTATCTTCATAAGCTTTGAAGATTGTATTACCTAAATCTTTCGGTGTTACACTTTTTGAAGATCCTTCTTTTAATCCTTCAAATTTACCTTCCAACTTTGCTAAAGCTGTTTTAACTGCTTCAGTATCGTTTTTCTCGATTAATGAAGTTAATTCTGTTTTTAAAGCATCAATTTCTGTTTTTGATACTTTTCCTTCAGTTTTTTCAGAAACAATTGAATTTATTTTTTCAATCACTTCTTCAGGTGTCATTTTTTCCATCCTTTTTTTAAATTAAATTATTAAACATTTTTTTTAGTTAAAAATATATTTGATTCTGCTTATCATTTGCTTCAGTTTTGCTTTTATTAGGCTTTTGTGTTACTACCGGCAAAAGTTAATATTTTTAGCATCCTTATATTTAGTCAATGTTATTTCTAACAAAATACCTGATAAATTTGCATCAATTATGTTTTTTATATAACCATTTTCATTTTCAGTTCCAAATTTAGTAAAGAATCTAACATTTACATCATTATAAGCTTTAAAAATTGGTTTTTTACTTATAACACTTAAAAACATATCCTTTAAAACAGTCATTGGATCAACAACCTGTTCTTTATGATCTTCTGTATAATAGTTTTTAATATCTGTTTCATCTAAGAAAAAGATCTTTGCTACAATATCACGTTCAACAGAAGATTCCCTTCCAAATTCAGTTTCAGTATAAGAATCTAATAACCACGAAATCGGAGTTTTTTCCTTTGCAAAATTACTTGCTTTTGTCCATTCGATATTTACAGCCATCTTTGTTCCTGTGATTACAAATGGTTTTGGTGCTGTTATTTCTTTGACTATTTCAATATTATCTAAAGTAAAAGAAACATCTTTTGAAATTGCTGTAATCCTGCCTTCAATAACATTATTAGAAACATCTTTTCCTGAAATGATTTTTCCTAATCGTAACCATTTTGTATTGGATGAAGTAAAAGTTACTTCTGATCCTGAAATTACAGCTGAATCAAAACTGATTGAATTATCAATTTCATTTACTAATTCTTTGAATATGATACTAAAATCTTTCATTCTTAAATCCAATAAGCTGTTTGTTTCATTCTAATCAATGCTTTTTCATATCCTTCAGGGTTTAACACCATGTATCGAACAATATTATTAAAAGTTTTTACCCCTTCATTATATCTAAAATAGATCATTGAAATTGCACTTTTTGAAAGTTCATTTTGTTGTTTTACTTCTCCTAACATTGAAGCGTTTGAAACTTGATCTTTCATATATTCAAAATAAACAAAATTTAAAAGCATTTGTTTGAAACCTTCAGAAATATAAACATTGAATGAATAATTAAATTCCAAAGGATTGAATATTTTAAGATAAAAAGGATCTGTTGGTATATGATTGACAGGATCTAAATCTGCATTTGCTTTGTAAAGATCATACAAATCAATTCCCATCAATTCCTTAAGATACTTCAATTCATATCTTTGAATATAATCTTCAATATCAAAATCTGAATACATTCCATGATTGATCGCAATTTTACCAACAAAATCTTCTTTATTTATGTAATACCCCATAACCTTGTTTTAAATAGATCTTTACAAACTCCCCTGTAACTTCAACAATAGAACCTTCTTTTTGATTTGGCGCTTTATCGTTAAACTTAAATTTATAAAGTTTTTTAAGATCTACTTCTTTAAGCATTTTAGAAAGTTTTGTTTCTTTTTCAGCAACTTCTTCAACAGTTTCTTCAGCAGTTTCTTCATTCAGTTCTAATCCTAAATTTTCAGCAACTTCTTCAACAGTTTCTTCAGCAGTTTCTTCATTCAGTTCTAATCCTAAAT